TTACAGTTTGCTGCCGGTTCGTGTTCACGATAAAATCCGCCGGGCTGGCGTAGATTATGAGGTCTTAACGGTTCAATGTTTCGACTTGAATGGTGATCCGCAGTATTATAAGAGTGCTTGTAGGAAGCTGATTATGCAATGAGCAGTTACGAAGACCCAGTTACTACGACTATTAGGCTTCTTAGCAAGAACATTCGCGTAGTCAAAGAGGATAGTTCCGTTGCAAGCATTTACGTGAGTCAGCAGTGGTATGACCGTGAGCTCTTCAAAAACTATGATGCTCAAATAACTGTTGGCCTTAGTTCAAGTGAGGATCACAAAGTTGACTTAGCTGGTACAATTCGCCAGCGTCGGGGTCGATTAACTGTTAACTTGTGGGCTTCAGATAAGCCTGCTTCAAGCGATTCTGGAAGGTTAATGCGTCAGAAAATGGTTGAAGAAGTCAACCGCATCGTTAGGCAAAATATGAAGATTCCTAATCAAACAGTTTATGATTTCGCTGGGCTTGGGTATCCGACTGGTGATCCTCATAAAGCCTTTTCAGCCGTTGCCACAAGCGAACTAGCGCCTACAGACACAGCTTGGGCTGAACTGTCAGCCTTGGATTATCAAAAAATTTGGTATGCCGACGCAACAGACTATAGCAAGAGTGCTTCTGTGAACCTTCAGTATGCCCTTATGCTTTTCCGCTTAAAGATTCCCAGTAAGGCTTCGGCTTTTCAGAGTATGGTTTTAAGCTTTGTTGGTTACGGCACTGCTCCCGGCGGAAACGGTTGCACGATTAAAGTTTGGAACCCAAATACTATTCAGTGGGAAAATGCTGTAAGCGGTTCTGGTAGCAGTAACCAAACAATCACGATAACTTTGACGTCGACTGCAGCTAATTATGTCGATTCAAATGGGTATGTGTGGTTGCTGGCTAGAACGGCAAATACCAGTAACGGCAGCACTCCTGCAGTATTGAATTGCGATTATGTCAGATGCCTGGTTACCGTTAACGGCGTCAGCTACCTTGACATAGCGTCTTATCGTGATAGGGATAAGGTTGATGTGAAGCCTTTCATTTTCAGGACAGAATTTAGCCTGAAATCATGGTCTCTCGAAGATATTGGAAGCATATTCTAAACAATCACAGTCATGTTTTTATGACAAAGAAAAAAGGTGAAAAAGAAAAATGGTTGAAACATATGGCGGGCAGGAAAGCCGAGTTTACTTCATTACTGAAAGCAGCTATGGAGTTACGCCGACAAATCCAACTATGCTTGGGATAAACGCTGAAAACTTTGAACCAGAATTAGATCCGAGCCTGATTAAAGTCATGGGCGTAGGCTCTAGGGATCCGCAGGCGTTACTAAAGGGTTTGAGGAAGCCGCATTTGAAGTTCACGCATACTTTGCCGAGTACTGCGCCGATAAACTTGATTCAGCATGCTACAACTCTTAACAGCTTAAGTGTTCAAGTGCTTTACTATAAAGGCTTATTCGCAAGCGCCACAGACATTATCAGTCTTCTTCATTTGGGTTGCAGAATCGACAAGTTGGGCGTTGAATGCAGTGCCGAATCTTACATAAAAGCAACAGTAGAACTGATTGGACAAGACTTGACTGTTGGAACAGCTAAGATTAGTGGAGCAACGTATGGCGATTATGCTGGTGCAGTTCCGTTTTATCAGAGCAGTGTGCAGCGAGGCGCAGCAGATGGATCAAGCTTGACTGCTATAACGCGGGTGACTGACTGGAAATTCAGTGTTGAGAATCACTTGAAAGAGGTGCCTGTTATCGGGTCCACGGCTTATTTGCTGAAGTACTTGCAGGCTAGGCAGAGAGTGTTAAGCGGCGAGTTAACTTTCGAGTTTGAGAGCAAAGGTGAATTCGACGATGTCATAAGCGATGCTGAGTTTAGTCTCAGTTTTGGTTTGGGAACAAGCAGTGCCTTGTTCAAGTACTGCAAGTGGAATAAAGTAAATGCGCCGACTAAGATTGAGGATTTGGTGTCGCTTAAAGCGAGCTTTGTTGCCAGGGACGTTTTGATGAGTTAAGGCGGAATTCTGCCTTTTACTACGTACATTGGGCTTTAGGATGTACGGACTTTATAGTAATGGAGATGATTTAAAAATGCGAAAAGAAACCGTTGAGGTTGATGAGCGTTATGGCAAGGAGTACGCTGGCAAATACGTTTTTCAGGAGATTACTTGGGCTAAGCGAAATCGTATTCTGCAGAAATATACGAGGTATAATCCTCAGACAGGCAGCGTTGTAACAACGGATTATGTGGCGATTCAGGCGGAAACCGTTTTTGCTTCGCTTGTGGAGCAGCCGGAGAACAAACCGATAACGCTCGAGAAGATGCTGAGCGAGGCTGAGGATGGGCTTCCGATTACTCTTGGCGAATTGCTCAGCAAAACGGCAAATAAGCTTACTATTATGTTGGTTGAGGAAACAAAAAACTTCTAAGGGCTATGAGACGCGGGAAACCGCATGAAGCCCTGACGGAGTTTCGCTTGTGCAAAGAGTTCGGGTGGACCTTGCAGCAGCTTGAGCAGCAGCCGGCTAAGAGGTTGCAGGAGTTTCTTGTTATCCTTAGCGAAATAGACAAGCAATCTCAAGAAGAAATGGAGAAAATGAAGCGTCAAAGTGGCGTGCGTGGTTTTTCATGAGTGTAGAGTTCACGGTTGAAGTTGATGATGAGGATTTCGGCGGTAAAATGGAGAGGCTAGACGGCTGGATGCAGGATTATGTGCAGGATGCTTTAGTGCAGACGGCTCAGGAAGTCATGTTTCGTGCCAGGCAGCTTGCACCCGTCAAAACAGGGAGGCTTATGCAGAGCATTTACGCTCAGGTCCTGAGCACTTGGGTGGTTAAGGTCGGTTGCAGTGTATTGTATGCGTTTTTTCAGGAGTTTGGAACAGGCCGTATTCAGCCGCGCTTGTTTTTGACGCGTGCACTTCAGGAGAGTGCACCGAAACTTTTGTCACTGATTAGTTTAGCTTTGCAGAATGCTGCGTTGGAGGCTCAGGAAAAGTGAGTTTAGGCGAAATTAGCGTAACGATTCGAGCTGTTAATGAGGCTACGCCTACGTTTGAGGCTATCGGCAGTGACGCGGCAAGTATGGCTTCTGCTGTTTCAGGTTCATCTGCTCCAGTTCAAGCAAGCTTTAGTCAGGTTGGTGTTGCTGCGACTGAAATGGGCGCCAATGTTGAGGTTGCTGGAGCAAGTTTTGATGATTTGGGAACTCATGCTGAGGCGACTACGGTTAAGCTTACGACCGTTGCCAGGGGTATAAGCAGCGTTAGTAGTTTGGGCTTAGGCATAACTACGCTTGGGACTGATTTTGGCTTTCTTGATTCGCAGTCAACTAAGTATGTGCGCGATGCTCTTGCAGTGGTGACTGTTGTGAGTGAGGTTGCTCGCGTGATAAGTTACTCGACTCTTATGACGCAAGGCCACACGGCATCAGTCACCATTGATACTTCGTCGCAAGCGGCTAATGCCGCTTCAACTATTGCAGCGACGGGTGCAACGGAGGGTCAGGCAGCGGCGGAAGCGTTGGATACGACGACGGAAACAGGAAGCGTGGTTGCTCGTATGGCGTCAACTGTAGCTATGAGCATTAAAACAGCGGCTACGTGGATTGCGGTTACTGCTGAGAACGCTTTGAACATTAGTCAAGCGACGTTCCTTGCTTTAACTGGTGTGGGCATCGCAGTTATAATTGCCGCGGCTGTAGCTGTGGCTTATTTTGCTTCACAGATGAATAATGCAACTGCAAGCGTAAACGCGTATAATTCAGCTTCTGCAAACACGGCTTCTAACATGACGAGCATATCCAGAGCTGGAGAACAAGGCCTGTACAGGCAAGGCGTTGAGAGTGCAACACCGTAAGTGTACTAAGGACGCTGAAAAAATGACTACCATTATCAAAACAGTAACAGTCGAAGATACATCCAATAACCCAATCGTAGGCGCGTATGTAAGTATTTCAGTGCTGACGCCGTTCGCAAGTAACGCAACAACTGGGCTTTCGCTTTATTACTTAAACTGGTATCATGCTCTAACCGATGAAAACGGAGTAGCCGACGTAGTAATTGACCCGAGCTTGTATGGGCTTACTTACTATAGCGGGGATATAAATCAGACTGTTGCCCAACATGACGGATACCAAGATTCAGTTAACATGGGCTTTGTGTCGATTATACATCTGAGTCAGACACCGCCGCCACCGCCATGGAGTGGTGTAAGTACAGGAGACGTAACCTTAACTTTTACAACAAGTGCACCGACAGTCACTATACTTAACCATACACAGCAAACTTCTATAACGGTTGCAAGTTTTCCTGCTTCTATTAATTTTAATGCAGGCGACACTATTTCATTAGAGTCTTCACCTCAATCCAACTCGTATAACTGGTGGATTGGTGGCAACGTTGGAATGAGTGTTGACATTCCAAAGCTGACTATTGCACTGGGTTCTGTTGGTGTTCCTCAGGGCGACGTAGTTGAGGCAAAAGTGCATTTGGGCGCTACAAAAGAAGTTAGCAGCTGGGAGCTTAAGCTTCAGAACTGGAACGGAAAATACAGTCCAAACGGCGCTTATCCGCTTAACGTTGGTCAAGACGGCTACATCTGCATCGGCAGAGGTGCCAACGTACCTCAGATTATCACCACAAGAACTGAGAGTATCAAGTTTGATTCTACACCATCCGAGTATTACGTCACCGTAGCTGGGAGATGTTGGGGAGAGAAGCTTTTCCGTTATAACATAACTAAAAACTACAGCGGCTATAAGGGCGAAGCCATCATTAAAGACATACTTGATTATTATGCAGGCATCAGTCATGTACGTGGTGGCGTGGAACTTGTCGCTAATACGGATACAACTTTCAATGCTCTACAGGTTTCGGATAAGCAAGCATGGACTCTTCTGAAGGAAATAGCGGCAGAAAGCGACCTTGCAGGCGTTATCGGCTATGATTTTCGTACTAC